ATCCCAATATTGTCCACCCACGCAAATAACAACGGTTGCAATGTATTACCATCAGAATGCCTTTCTGTGTTTTGGATCAGTTGGATCAGGACTCCAATCCAATGTCAATGGTTGGCTGCGTGCACCTACTGGGATCTCACTTCCAGCAGGTTTGCCAATGTTGCGCAATGCAGTCGTAGCAACCTCACCTGTCACTTTGGCTCGTGGATTCTGTTCTAACAAATCACCAATCTTGACCATAAGTGCAATGTAAGTGCCATGTGTACAATTGTGCTTAACATTATCAATCAATTTGGTGGCACTCTTTGTAGCCATCGCAATTCCTTTCTTCCATAGGGTTAATATCGTCTAAGGGTAGTACGGCAGTCAATGTTCTTTTATGCAGGTTACGGACATCCTGCTACTGTCCATTGGCTCCAATGCCAATCTTTTGGCCCAAGTTAGCCAAAAGATTCATCGGCCACCACGACAATCGGTTTCAGTGGCAGGAGCAAGATTTGAACATCGCTCCTCTGATCCGCAGATCAGTATCCTACCATACCTAGACGATCCTGCCAAATTGCCTGCCCACAGGCATCCCACCAGATAGGGGAACCACCTATCCGTCCCTCACCATTGGTTAGATGGATCGCAGGGCCACGGATAAATGCCGTCGCAGACTTGATCTGGTCACACATTGTTAAGGTGGCAACTAGGGTTACAGGACTGGTACTCACCACTGTTGCTGTCACCACCAGCATTTGTTGCCATATCTAGAAGTCAGTGTTGAATTGCTCACCGTGTGGCGAGAAGTCGCAGATGCGAGAAACGAAGGCATCGTGCTCCTGGATGTGGCGCACGTGCAACCAAAGCGAGACCATATCTGCAACCACGAATCCAATCACCGCAATCAAAATCAAAATGCTAATCATCTCAACCTCCCAATGCTGGCACACCCCAGTGCATCACGTGACACACTGGCTTGCCGCAGAAGAATCCTGTCTCTACAATCCAGGTGCCTTCCGGGATATCAATGTACTTGTTGACCATATCACCCGGCTTACAACCATTCCACTCGCCACCACACTGGAATGCGCCAGTGTCATCATTGCGAAAAGCGGTGTATGTCATATCCTCTGCAAAGTACAACTTCTTGCCAGCCATCTGGTCAAACGTGACATACCGCGTGCGGCACCATTTCATCCAATCAAAGGTGAATTCTTGCACCTTTGCAGGGAACTCTTTGATTTGTGCTTTTGTCACTTTGGTGTACATAACAACCTATTCCTCTACATTCTTGGCACGTTCCAAAGCCTTCGCAACCATCTGGTATGCATCACGAGACAGCAGGAATCCTGTCTTGCCGTAGACAGTCAATGTTATCTCAGTGCAATCAGCATCCACCGCTTCCAAGGCTGCAACCAACTCTTGGTAGCAAATATCATGATGACATACTTCAGCATATTGACGTGCTTTGGTCTCAGAGTTGGCCTTCCGATACGCATACCGCTCCTCATTGTTCATCTCAATCCTCCTTCACCTTAATCTACCACAATCATACTCCTGCAAGGTAAACAACAGGTAAAGAAATTCATAAGATTCTATTAAAACCTGCCCTTGGCCCATTGTATCAGCAGCCAAACAATTAGGATTATGAACAAGGCAACTCCACATTCCATAATGTTCCTCACAGTGCATAAGTGCCAAAGAACAATATACAGCAAATGTAGATGCACAAAGCCAGTGCCAAAATGCCAAATATCTTGATGGTCAAATGTTTAATGTGAGACATTCATCCACCGCCATTGACAATGCCACTGTCAGGTCAATTGGTTTGTTGGCAGCCTTCTTCATGAACCGCATATGCTGCCCTTCTTCCTTCTTGGCAGTGTTGCGAATGTGCTCACGCATCATAGGATCCCCAGAATGCAGGAATTGCCTGTGGATTATCATATCATACAACTGCCTATCGGACATCAACCTTCTTCCGGCCTGGTTGAATGACTTGAATGGTGCAATGCCTTGTATCTGCATGTCCGTTGCCAGTTTATGCATCTGGTATGGATCATACACTACCATGTACACATTATAATCATCACACAGTTTTCTAATTGCTGGCTCAATGGTTTGCGTGAAGTCCAGTGGGTGCCCAGGCATGGGAGTGAATGCAATGACCGCACGCTCCACTACACGTCTGAATTCAGCATCCCAAGCATCCTCCGGGTGCCTTGATACAGCAACGACAGCAGCACAGTCGGCTGCATATCCAGCATCAACACCAACAATGATTGGTGTCATGTCACCTCTCTGTAATGGCCCAGCAAGCGGATCCCTACACCGATCCCAATATATCATGTCCTCAAACAGTGCAGTTGTTGACGTCACCCATTGGTTGCGATGGACACGCAGGAATTCATTTGGCGTCAGCAACTTCTCTTCAGCTGCATAGTATTCCTTTGATTGCCATGGCATTCTTGGCTCATGTGACCAGAATGTCAATTGGTTTGACACTCTGTTGACATACACGGGCATGTCAGGGAATAGTGGGTGACGTTCGCCATGGTTGACACCAACATCATACAATTGCCACAGCGTGTTGGACTCACCCTCATATCCAGCATAACTTTCCACCCATCGTAGGGCATAACCATACAAAGTTGGTGGGATTGTCAATTCAGTCCAGATGCGTTCTTTGTGTTTTTGAGCATACCCCCAAAGTTCTGACCAAATGCTCATCAATGGTTCAGAACCTGCCTCTCCTTCTGCATCGCAAGGAATAGCCTCTATGACTGCACCGCTTGGAAGCGCAATCTTGGGAGGAGAATATGTGGCTTTACAATTTTGATATCTTCCACCCAGTTTTTTGTGTAAAGTTATGCACCTTGCCATGGCATTGAAGATACGATCTTGAGATTGTTTACCATCATTTGCCAGGCAATAGATGTGGGATGCCTCATTGATCTCAGCCATGTACATGCCGACTGCTGCAGCGACGGCTGTCTTACCAGATTTCTTAGGTTCTGACCATACAACAGTGCTGTACTTTAGTTTGCCATCCCCATCACGTGCCAATGCTTCCTTGAGGATACGCTTTTGATAATCCGCAAGCCTGATTGGCCCAGCCTGCAAGACAGCAGCATCCTTGGGATTGCGAGGACGATCAACCAAGAAGTTGTCTTCGATCCACTCAATGACATCAACAGTGTCATCGCCACGGATAGGATCCAGCAATGATAATTTTGATGCCCACTCATTGGCGAGCGTTGCCATCAGCGACTTTGGTGGTTCTGGTGTTGCTATGTGGCTCAGAAGTGTCATCTAATGACTCCCAAACGCTTCAATATGCGTCTGAACCATGGCACAAATGGATATGGTCTACCGACGATCAACCCACTGGCAGCCATGTTCCTCACTATGCGCTTTGGCAATTTGTCAGGCTTTTGTTTCTTCATCCTTCACCACCATAAGATCATCCAATCCTGGCATCACAACAATTGGTACTGGCTTCCCTTGTCGTCTTGCCAATACTTCAGCGGGAGTGAAGAAACCATTCCCATCTGCCAAATCCTCGAGCATGGCAATATCATTTGGGCAGGGTTTGGTAACATTTGCCATCAGTAGGATGATACGCATTTCATTACCATGTTCATCTGCACATTTGACCAATGCATATTCTTTGACTGTGCGTGCAATTTCAGCATCCATCATGGTGATGGAAATGATCTTCTTGCCAATCAATGCTTCTATAGAGGATAGAATGTCAGTCATGCTTGCTCCAACGCCACTGCACTCTCACCTTGAATGGAACAACATCCAAGTCCAACCAATATGCTTGCACCAAACGCAGTGCATACAATATTCTAACCAACCACCACTCAAATGCTATCTTCCCTTGCATCTTGATTCCTCTAGAAACGTAATATACTTTGGCACCACTATGGCAGGTGAGTGATTGGCAAGTATGGCACTAGCATTCCTAACAATATCCATGCACTCATCACGGTGCAAATTCTCAACGAAGTCCACCAAATCTTTCACAGTCCCCACTGCCAAACAATTGACATCATCCTCAAATACACCACCCTCCAATAGCCAATCTTTGTGCAAAATCAATACAGCACCAGCATCGATGGCTTCTAAAAAGCAATACTGTGTACCACCACCATCACCATGAATTACACTCATATCCACAACAAATTCAGCATTGCTGGCAAGCATGACAGCAAACCCAGGAATAGCAGGAAATGGACCGAAATAGTATGGGCCTGTATAGTATCTGCCTTCCCAACCATCATATTTGCCAAGGATCTTGTTGTACAAATACATTCGATTGTGATTGGATCCCCACATATATATCTTGTTGCGTGGTGACAACTTTTCATTTGCCTCCACTATCATATGAGTATTTTTGTCCCAATCCAACCTGGAAAGTGAGACAGCCTTTGTATAGCGCCGACCATCCTTTGGTGTACAAGCCACATATGGGTGCTGTATAAACTTGGCCTGTACACCATACTTTGTCAACATTCCCACATTTGCCTCACGTATCACGATGGGGCATATGTTCATAGTCTTCAATATAGCATCGAAACCACGATCCATCTCAGTCCAATCATGGATTACCACTTGTGCACCTGCCTCCAATAGTGCATCTATATTGGCAGTGTCTTTGGCATATTCGGTGCATGTTATGAGCGATGGAACATTTCTAACAACGTCAATGGCATCATCCAAGCATAGGTTGCGATACGTAACGCCACAACCAAAGTCACGGCATTTATTCTCAGTCCTGGCACGAACTTTGTATACCTGTGCGTTGTATCCCATGCAGCACATTGCATTGCAGAGGTGTTGTGTGAATGTTGGAAAACCACCATACTTGTATGAGGACATATAGAACAATGCTATGTCATCCATCTCTAATCTACCTTTCGTTTGGCATTCTCAATCACATCAAAGTCCGTCGTGTCGGGAGCATGGTATTTTGGCAGCAATCCCACACGACTCCCAGAACCAGCGTTACATCTGTTACAAGGAATGAATGTCCTTTTGCGGGAGTACAAAATACGACGTGCAGACTCAAATATGGCACCAGTCCACACATCTTCCACATGTTCATGCATCACGTTCCCACATACCAGTTCGTGTTTCCAATCCATACAACATATACATACATCACCATTGTAACAAATACTCATTTCACGAAAAGGGAGCGTGCAAACCTTGTCCAAAGATCTATTGACAGGTGGTTGGGCATTACCAGCGTGATTCATTATCACTCTGGACCGCTTTTGGCCATCACGTTTGCCAAGATCATCCATTAAGATAACGATTGGACCCAATTTGCGATGATAATTATGCCAAGGAGATGGACAATTATCATTATCATAGAAATCATACACAGGCACAGTGGTGTTGCTTTGCACCAATTCTCTCAGACCATCACGCTCTGGATAATATGTATCTACTAAGATGATATCTATGCCAAGGTCGAAAATATCATTCAATGAGTGTTTGTTGGTTATCAATGATTGACCATTTGTTGTTATTTGGAACTGTGTCTTTGGGAGGCAATTCCGAAACATTGTCACTATGGAATCGAACTTAGGATGCAAGGTTGGCTCGCCATGCATAGCAAACTCGATCCTGGCATCTGGACAATAGTGTTTAATACCATCAGCAATGTGTTTGGCTATACCATAGTCCATGTATCGCAAATCATCCATGGGATGTTTGCGTATGGCTTTGATTCCACAGAACCAGCATCTGCGATTACAACCTTCCACAAGTTCTATCTGAATTGACCAAGGCTTTTGTATATCCATCTACATATACCTAACCGGTTGTTTATATGCTATCTTCCCTTGCATCTAACACATCCATAACCCATTTGATTGCAGGACGCAACTCAGGAGTTGGACTCTCACCTAACATTATGGCAAGGATACGTTCAGTGGCCTTGCGCTTGGCCCAATAGTGCATCACCAAGTATAACATTAGAACCAATTCAGCTGCATGAAATCCTGTCTCAGCACTGTGGAATGCAATAGCAGATCCCAGGCCTGCCAACAATGCCAAGAAGATTGTCATTGCAATGTCTTCCATTATGATCCTTCCTGGTACCACTGATGATAATGCCCTATACCTTCTGGACCACCTTCACCAAATTGAGCAACACCTTCCACCCTTGCTTGAGAACCAGGAATGTTGCCTGCAATTACAAACTCTCCTTCAGTTAAGCATCCAAATCCCGTTCTCGCTGTTCCAACCACATTTCTAACAGGAACATCCATTGCAACCACAATGCCTCGCAACAATCCTGCATCTTTGCCAAATCTCGCTGCCTCATCTCTTGACACACTCCAGGATTCTATTGCATTGCCTTGATAATCTACAAGATCACCCGGCTTCCAATCACCAACTGATTCCTCACTACGATGGAAACCACGATACAGACGGATTGTGTCATCTGGTTGGAAGCCAGTCTGTTGTAGAGCCTGTTGAGTATTGTCATACATTGCTCTGATGATTGCCTTGTTGTTATCCATAGTTTGTGGAGATGGAGGAGCAAGTCCAGGATAATTATTACGCATGTAATCCTGTATCAACTGTTCACCGGTTGGCCATATTCTAACATTGGAACTTGTCTCTTCATACTTTTCTGCCATACCATCCACACTCTCTTGTTGCCATTCACTCAACTCTAGACCTAATTCTTCGGCAGCAGCCATCTGAAGAGCAAAAGCACGCATATCATTGTCATTGGATGTCTTAGACCATTGTTCAATCAAGTCATTGACTTCTGCTTGATATAATCCAGTGCGTCCAGCCAAATCAACGCAGATGCCTGCCTTGATTGCAGAACGAGTGCCAGCGGATGCAGCAGACCATGCAGAAACCATGCTGCCTGGAACATCCACAAACATGCCCGATTCATCTGCCCCAGGCAATCCTGTACTTAGAAATGCACTCGCATAATCATTAGAAATATCAGCCTTCATACTATCAATTGTCAACCCACCAGGCTTGAATCCTGCACCTGCAAATGCTGTTCCACCAGCAGTGGAGGAACCACCAACCAGACCAGGACGACCAGCATGTCCATAGTTGCCAGAGCCTGGTCCGCCTTTTATTGCTATTGGGATAACAACTTTGTTTGACACCAACTTCCATCCTGGCCTTGCCATGATGGAATATATGGAATGCGTTGGGCCAACAAACCCTTTACCATCCTCGACATGCCCTTGGGCATTTTCCCCATCATCCAATATGAGTGATAATGTATCATTGGTTGCAATTACTCTTTTATTGACCATGATATACCTCGCGATTCTAATAGTGTTGTTGCTGCTATGCTAGGTTGTTCTGCAAATACAATTCTATCAATATCTGAAACCTGTACACCACCATGTACCTGTGCTTCCCAATATGTGCCTGAATCTGGACCACTTCCTTTCGGCCACAATTTGCCAAAATCTTCAGTTACTCCAAGCACATCCATACGTTGAGAAGTCTCAAACATGGAATATATGGATGGATCCATTATTGGGGATGGAAACAGCCTCGGATTTTCTGTCAAATACCCAGAGGTATCCAAAGAATCACAATTGGTGAATGTGGTTCTATCTCGCACTGTGTCATCTCGCAAATACACTGCCACATTTCCATATTGGTCCAAATATACTGTTCCTAACCTTCCATCATCTCGTTGTGTAATGAATCCATACACTGGAGGTTCTTCACCCCCAGATAGTCCCATTACATCTCTCTCAAATTCACCACGCAATTTGGGATCGTATTCACCACCACTGGTACCTGTTTCATGCTGTGTTTTTATTTTCCCATCTTCCAAAATCATCACCAAAGTTTCTTCTGTCACCCTAATTGCAACGCGAGACTCGTCCAACACGTTTAACAAATTAGAATTTGCTTCCTCTATGTAGGCATCAAAACTTCTCTCTTGTTCACCAGCACTTCGATTTGCATTTCTGTATTCCACATTCATCAATATTGAGGTTTTGCATTTATCCTTCGCTCTTAATGCCCAATCTGTCCCAGTACAAGCCAATACACTATCTGGAATGCCTACATACAGTGCACCACCAGCAGTGGAGGATCCTCCAACCAAACCTGGACGACCAGCATGGCCATAGTTTCCAGAACCTGGTCCGCCTTTGATCTTGATTCTCATCTTCACATTGTCACCCTCTTGAGATCATCGGATATTGCACGCCTGATTCTTGGATCCGTGACGTGCTCCATGACGGAATTCATGAGATATGCCACCAAGGTGTTCGCTTCCTGGTATGTCATCATCTGTTGGGCATCGATGATACGCTTGCGTTCTGCCTCAGCCACCTTGCGTCTCTGGTCAATCAACCCACAAACTTCTGACCACACTGCACTATCATTGGCTTTCATCTGCAGTGCCTCAACCAGCAGATCCTTGATCTCTTCTATATTTCTCAATTTGTCTGATCCAAGCATGCCGCTTGCACGCTTTACCATTCCCCAAGCAGCATCCGTGTCACTGGAGTCTAATCTGTCAAGGATCTCAGCAATGCGAGTGTCCAGTAATGATAATTCAGCAGCCATTGATAGTGCATCAGGATCAGTCAGATATGCCTCATATTGTTCAACCAACCGATGCGGCAAGTGCTTAGAATGTCTGCCGGTTGTGATCAATGACATAGCAGACTTGTTTGATAATCCACCCGGATTGCTTGGCCTGCCTGCACCATGGTAGTGGCAAACTGTCCATCCTCGTCGGCATGCATTGTGACAGCGTTGGCCATCACGCTTTATCATTTTGCAACGACCAACTTCATATCCATCCTCTGTATGACACCAGAAGTCAGGCAATGCCTTCTTCTTGCCAAGCTCTACAAATGGCTCTCCATTGTAGAAGACCCAGTCTATGCCTTCATGCTGGCGTATCTCAGTCTCAGGTGAAGACTCAGGCAGTGCTAGTGCTTTCTCTTCCATTTATCTGTATCCACAATGGTCCTATGCGCAAGAAGAATCCAGTGATTGGACCAATGATGTAGTACCGACGCAACCACAATGTACTCATCGGTGGCCACCAACAGCCTTTCCAGCCAACAGTGATTTTCATTGTTCTACTGGTTCCAGTGTGACAGGGATCCTGACTTTTGGCTTCTTTTTGCCACCAAGTTTGGCAGCCAATTCCTCGTGGATCTTGACTTCATCCTGGTATCCTGGTAAAGTCTTCATCCAATCATCGTTCTCGACCGTGTCAATCACAATTGTGCCTACTGATTGTGCCATTGCTTTTTCCTCCTCAATTACATTCTCGTCGGCAGGATATATCTCAACTACATCATCTTCACCATATGCAAATCTACTTAGATTATCAATCATTGCAGTAACCTCACTGTCAAGGTTCTCTTTGTGTATCCAGGTCGTCCAAGGTCTGGTGGCTCTTGTGCAATGGTTTCCTTCACCACCTCAAACCTGGATCCTCTTGGCAACAATACTTCATATTCCTCTGTACCAACCATGCCACATTTTGTGCCTGCAGATGCCTGTATTTCCATTATAACTCCAAACTGATGTCGCGCACCAGCAAAGTTCATGCCTTCCAACTCATCCAATGTCGTTGATACAAATCCTTTGTCATCTATTACACTGCCTTGTAATGTGCCAAAACGATTCGCAATCTCATGGCCTTCCTTGATGCCACGATATAGAATTACATTGTCTTGTAAAGTGGCACTGGATGTAAACCCATCCAATACTTGTATGTGCTGTTGCAATTCATTGGTTGGATTTTCATTTCGACGCAATGTCTCATTGATTTGTATATATCCCTTTCCAATATAATAATCAACCGACTTGTTGTCCCCAATGTTGCATACTGGCCCAGCAGACTTTTGTATTGCATACATAGCTGATTTGTCATATATTGGAATGGCTTTGTATGGCATAGTACCAACATCAGCAGATCCGCCAACCAAACCAGGACGACCAGCATGCCCGTAATTCCCAGAACCTGGTCCGCCTTTTATTGCTATTGGAACAATTATTGATCCCATTTTACCTCTTGCAAGAACATGTCCATCGTTGTCACATACATCGTGACGTCACCACATAGGAATGATAATCTCGATTCTGTAGAAGGCAACCAGTGGGAAGCCACGAAGATTGGTGCCCTGTTCCTGCTGAAGACCAGCAAAGGCTGCTTGCTTGCAGGACATTCACGCATCAACTGTGCCCACCAAGCATCAAACCACTGATGATCACCAGTGAACAGACTGTCAAGTCTCCAGCCCTCACTCTTCTTGCACTCAACACAATAAGGAAATTCACCATCCAAGCAAGTCAAATCACCAGCAGCATTATCATACCCCTGTGCCCAACCACCAGACATGGGTGTACGACGCAATTCTACTCCGAATGCGTCGGACAGAATCTTACCAACCTGTCGTTCGAATCCACTACCCTTGTTCTTGCTCTTTTTTCCCATCCACTCCGTGGTTCCTAGTTTGCTGTTGCCTTGATCTGCGTCCTAATTCCTCATGTACTTCCCTTGGAACATTGACATGCGTCTCAATGTCATAATCCATCATCCAGCCAAAGATGCGATGTAGGACATGTTCTGTTCTGGCAACATTATCATTCTTGCCCATGTTTCCACGCTCCTGTAACTTCTCCATATACCTTTGCCATCACATATTCCCTGTTATCATTCTCAATAGGATCACGACCATAATCCCAAATCCTTGGGGACCGCAACAACTCACCGTTCATGGCAGGCTGCTGCAACGATCCAAAGCAGGACAGGCCTGCCTCAATCAAACTGGTAAAGCCACGTTCAATGCACCATTGATACACACGTTTATCATACGGTTGCCACTGTGCATCCAACAATGCCTGCCTTGCCCCTGTCCGATCAACACTCAAGTCCATCACTGTGTAGGATGCATTGTATTGACCAGATTCAATGAATCTATGTATGCGTTCCCTCACTTTGGGAGTGGCTGCAGCAACAACATCACTGTGCTTGAGCAATGCCTTGACCGTCTTCGGGCCAATGCCAAGTACACCAGGAACATTATCACTACCATCCCCTTGCAATACCTTTGACGCCACATATTTGTAGACAGGATATCCCACCGACCGCTCAAAGTTCAGCAGCGTTGTAATCTTGTCTACTTTGCCAGGGTGCAACACATCAACTTTATCATTTACGCATTGGAGCATGTCATCGTCTGTACTGACAATGAGATTATGTCCTTCTACCATCCTGGAGGCATGGTATAGCAAATCATCCGCCTCTATGCCTCTGCGCCTGACTTGCATTATGCCAGTGTGCGGCAGAATTTGCTCAAGTTCATGCATTTGATCAAGAAACGCTTGCCAAGTAGAATCCAACTCACGTCCACTGCGATTGGACTTGTAGGATGAAACAAGTCTGCGTCTAAATCCTGGTGTGCCACCATCCCAAGCGAACAGCACTGATGTCGGCTTGTACTTATGCAACAATGCCATTAGCATGCGAATGACACCGTAAGTGACACTGGTGTCCTTGCCATGGAATGACAAATTATATGCATGTCTCGCGCGATGTGCAAGATTCTGTGCATCAACAAGAAGATTCATATACCTATGCTTTACATACAAAATTATAGCCTATGGGAAATACATCAGAATTCAGTTCCATAACATCATACATCTGATGTATCAATGATACTAACAACTTGTCCGATACGGATGGTGCATATCCTTCCTTCTTTGCGGTGAGTAGATCCGATAGAGTGCCCATAACCACCTTTGATTTATTAAAGTATATCTTAGCATCATTCAAAGCACGTGTGCGATCTTTGTCGTCACTTCCTTCGATTCTAGCAATGATATTGAGTCGTCTTTGCCATACATGTATGCTATAAATTTCCTCTGAAGCCTTCTGAGAAGCCTTTGCAGATAGAAAAGCAAACACTGCGGCTGCAATGGTTCCAATGGCAGTTATTGTACTTATAATCAAACCTATTAAATCATTCGATCCCATCATTCCGATTCCTCCTCATACATCAAACCTAGTATGGCATCACGATTATCATTATACATCTCAGCCCAAGATGCTCCTTGGAACTGCAATTCTTTGCCACCATCCAATGTCAGATATGTCCAAGCACCACGTGTCACAGCAATCTTCTCGTCTTTCAACCAATTCAACATCGCCCCTGGCTCATCAATGCCAACATTGAACAATATTGGAAATACACACTTGCCAAATGGTGGTGCCACCTTGCTCTTGGCCACATATGCCCTGACTTCGATGCCAATGACACTGCCGCGATCCTTGATATGCCCACGTAAAGCCAATTCCAGCCGCACAGAACTATAATACCCTATTGCCCTGCCACCAAAGGTGCTCATCTTGTCACCAAACATAACACCAATGTTTTGACGTGTTTGGTTCAACATTATCAAAGCAATGCGGTCACGTGCAACTTCTTGCTTCATGACACGCATCATGGTTGAGATCAGCCGTGCATGCGTCGCCATCGTATGAGCACCAAGACCTTCCTTCCGAATCTTCTCAATTTCCTCTTCACTGCTGGTGGCAGCCACACTATCCCATACGATCGTCATCAACCCTTTGGGATCCACATCGCGCTTGGCTTCTAGCAATTCCTGAATGTCAGCATACACATCCTCGACCGTCTCAGGATTGGTGTAAATGAGTGTATCGAGATTGATGCCAACCACTTTTGCCACATCAGCATCAATAGCAGTCTCAGTGTCCAACAGTGCAGCCGTGCCACCAATGGCTTGCGTTTGCGCAATGATGTGCTCAGCCAACAGCGTTTTTCCAGTACTTGTATCACCATAGATTTCTGTCATGCGTCCTACTGGCACTCCCCCACCCATTATCAAATCCAGTGGTGGGCACCCGGTTGGGATAAATTCTGTGACACGACTCAATACACCTGTATCCGCAAGGGTAATGAGTTTTGGACGTCTGACACTGGCCCTCTTCAAAATATCAAGAGACATGCTTCTCCAATTTCTCTTCCAAAGGAAGCAATTTATCAATCAAATAGTCAGCCAATTCTTCTCTGACTTTGTCAGAATCCTCACCAGGATGTACATCAATTTCCATGTACAATTGTGGCTTGATGTATTGGAACTCTCCCAAGCCAATTGTCACTCCGACGCCGACTCCAACTCTTGAATTACGTCCAGAGAAGTCCATTGTGCCTCCGCCAACTTGGAATCCATATCAGGAGTGATGCCCCTGGGGCAAAGTGGATCACTCCAAGGTTGGAAAATATCACTCAATTGCTTGCCATAGGCATGTAACCGTTGAGCAATGCAACCGCCTTTGCAAACATGGAAATGTGGACAACTACGACAATATTCCACTTCATTGTAGCCATTGTCTTTGAAATCCCGAATGGCTGTAAACATGGATGACTTTTCCCAAATCCAAGCCAAGTCCTTTGCCGATCGAACATTTCCATCATGGCTCAACGTCTTCCAACCAGCACAAGGATGGACAGAACCATCCGGACGCACAAGCATCAAATCATCCCCTGCGTGGCAAGGCTTGACTTTCTCAGGCACCAACCCAACTGCATGCCTAAAGTCAATTGGACATCCTAAACGCAAATCCAAAGTGCCGACATTGAATTGCTTGTTGCTATGCATAATGTATTGCAATTCTGAGAACTGTGCTTTTGTCATTGACAACTCATCACGATTGGTGTAGCCACGCGTCTGAGGAACGAACCGCAGCAAACTGAGTTTCTTGACACCATACAGACGACATAAGGCACATACCCCAGGAATATCATAATAGTTGTTTGCCATTGGCACCATGTGCACTTCCACATTGGCACAATTCTCTTGCACCAACCAATTTATGGACCATACTATATTTGCCAATGCACCATCGTGATTCATGATATGATCATTGCACTTACCACGGTGCGAATGTAATGAAAATATCCAAGTCACTTTAGGATAATCCAACAACTCGCCAATATGCTTGTAGCCAGCAATTGTAGTACTGTCATGGCTATGACCAGTGGTGTATATGAGCACTTTATCAAACATCTCAACAGCCTTACCGACCAGATATGGCAATTGTTCATACAGCAGTGGCTCACCACCACTGAAGGATACTACCTTGACATCCATCTCCTTGGCTTGACAAAGCAGCCCAACGTGCTCAATTGGTGTCAATTCACCCTTCAGCTTGGCTGGGATTGATCCACTTGAGCAGTGCAGGCACCCTATCAAACATTCATTTGTCAATTCTATGGACAATTCATGCAACTGTGGCATTATCATTCTCCTCTGCTAGTGGTTTTATTAACATCTTTGCTTGCAAATAGATACAATCTGCGGCATGTCCTATATGCCTCTCGTTACCACAAAAGAAACAACACCTATCACCATAATCATCTGGTCCCTCATATGGATCACCAGAATACTCAAACCAGCGTCGCCACAACACCAAGGCTTTTTCGTCATCAAGCATTTCACAATCCTTTGCCTTGCCAAGAATCACCAACGTGGGCCCAAGCCGTCTCACTGTTGGAATTCAATGGCACCAATACAAATGGTGCTTCACCTTCAGTGGTGTTGTACTTACGCGCGTTATAGGTATCAATGCACTGGTGACAAAACGCTTCCTCAGTCTCACCCAACTTTTTGCCTTCTGGATACATCCCATAATACTGATGGAACCGACGATGCTTCAGGTGCGGACGCATTGATGGAATGTATAGGCTATAGTCCCCATGACTATTCCAATCAATATACCAATACGTCCCACGCAATGAAGCCTGGTAAGAGTGGCCACCAATGCCCATCAACCGAATCCAACCAGCATCATCATTTTCAATCAATTGGCGCACATGCTTGTCCAAATTCAATGGTTCCAGCAGATGGTGGTCATCATCCAATTGGAATAGGAAATCTGATTGTGCTTTTCCAATTAACATGTTTAGATTGGTACCAAGACCACGATGTGGACCAGTGTAAGCATTCACAGGAATCCCATCGACAATAATGCGCTCAAGCATATTCCACGTTGGATCATCATTTCCATCTACCCCAACATGGAATCGTAACATTCCACTGTATCTCAAATGCCTACACAATGCACGCAATGTACTATCCAATATAACAGCACGATTATATGTTGGGATCAGCACATCAATCTCAGGCCACTCCATGATATACCTCCATCAATCTATTGACAAACTTGTATATGCGCATATGGTTCGTGTGATACAGAAAGTTTCGGATCATCCACAACCCTGGCTTGAATGTTTGGCCAAGGTATGCTACAGAATTGGTCCCATAATTCATGCCACACAAATATATCAAACGCTTTACAAGTTTAGATTGGATAATTACCATTAGGATCCCAGTCTTTCTGTGGATTTGTATTGCCTATGTCCCATCTGCCACCCCACATGCGTCTGGTTCCAGCCACAAGGTGTGTCACGTATTGCTCAACCGGAAATGCTTCCAACCCATACCCAACAGCGATGGCTGACCGCATGTTGTTCAGCACTGGTGCACCATCATTGCAAAACGGTTCCAATGTGATATACTTCTCACGATCATACATTGCAACTGCAGGGTGAATGTACCAGCAAAATCCTTCTTTTCCAGTTCCACAAACATTATCATCCGTTGACACACCACTGTATGCATCCACACAACGCTTCCACCCTGCTGCATACAGTATTGGATTGGCTACAAACCAACTGTACATAATCTCAATGAAGCCAACCTTGTTGACAATGCAATCAGAGTCGAGCATGAGCACATATCGTGTTTTGGCTTCTAGCATACCTTGGTGCAATGCTGGCCCATGCCCTATGTTATTATCATTCAAGATGACACGGGTATTGAGATTACAAGCCAACCCCATGATGTAACGTGTGGAGGCATCCTTGGAGCCATTGTCAATTACAATCAAAGGCAACCTTGCATAGAACTTGCACAACGATTCTACAGCCATTCTTGTCAGGTTGTAGGTTTTGTAATTGGTTATGATTACTGTTACATCATGTTCCATCACGCTGCAACCTCAATCAAATCAATGGTGATTCGAACTTTGCCACATTTCCAGTTTGAGGAATTTTGATAGTGCATAAGGCTGTATGGCATCATAGCATCTACAATAATCCGATCCAAATACCCATTGCTACCTACATCACTGGCTGCTTGTGCAACATCCAATTCACTGGTGTCTGATATGACAATCCCGTCTGGGTGCATACCTTCATCTGTCAAAAACAAATATCCTTCTACATCAACAACACGTGTCATTGTTATATTCCCTCCAGTGGGTGGGGCACCTCCCCCACAAAGGCACCCCACCCACCGTCACAAAAGGAGGAGAGACACATGCTCACATCAGCGACGTGCCTTTCGTCGCTGTTGCAGCCTTCGCTCAATAGTCTTGGAGGCAGGTTCATCCTCTTCCGGCTCTTCCTTTGCCTCAGGTACCCCATCCTCATCAACCAGCTCACTGTCCAAGTAGACATCAACGCCACTGGCCTTGGCCAAGTCATCATAGGTCTTGATTTGCTTGGACACCATGTCATAGATGTCACGTGCAGTCTCAAGCCACTCGTCCACTTCCTCGTCATCATCACTCAGAACGGAAGGAGATTTGGCTGCGCGCACTTCATAGCGAGTGTTGATGCCTTCTCCTGACCTCTCAATCTTGATGTCATATCCTTCGTCCGGATCGGTGATGTCACCATAGTCCGGATCCGAGATCAGACTCACCAGGCTGGTGAAGACCATTGTACCAGGGGTGAAGGTTTGCGGACCAGCATCCTCGTTCCCACGCACGATGACGTTGCACCAAAAGTGGCGCTGTGCCCAGAACTTCTTGGCACTTTCCTTGTCCCCTGCCTGGAACAGTGCATCATTCACATCGCAGACAGGGCAAGGATCCTTGCCATCGGAGCAGATCTTGGGGCAATAGAACGTGCCAGTGCCTTCCAAGAAGTGTTGTCCTACCTCCATGAAGAAATACTCCATCGTTCCGACTGGAGGCAGGATGCGGATAGTGCTACGTCCGGAGGGTGGTCTCCAGAATCCGGACGATCCCAGTTCCAATGACTGGACTTTTTCCAACAATGCCTTATACCGATCTGCTGTACCTGACATTTCCATTCTCCTTAACATAGATTCGGCTATTCGACTGGTGTGTCTATTTGCCTCTACATACACTTAACCTACATCAAAATGCTCAATACGATATTGTGCAATGTCAACAGTTTCCTTGACATTATCAATGCCAACGAAGTTGCGTTTTGTTTTAATGCATGCTACCCCAGTTGTTCCACTACCCATAGCAATGTCCAATACCAAATCTCCTTCGTTTGTATAGGTGTTAATCAAATATTCATACAAACCAACAGGCTTTTGGGTAGGATGCAAGCCACGTTCCCTATTGAAATACTGAACACTGCTTGGAACTCTAAAATCAATATCATTATGACTATTATCATATCCTTGATTCAATCCACCATAAACATCATTGCCATTAGATGCTTTTGATCTTATGCCGCATGCAATCATTCTTTTTCCAGACTCAGCCCGTTTTTGTCTTTGCGGATTGTATACTACTGTACAACAACCGAAAACCAGTACGCTTTCGTGTTCTAACATTGGCTCAAACTTTACTAGTGCAAAATTGCTTCCAGCGTTCTTCTTCCATATCCATTCATGCTTAAACCACTTTAGGTTACTCATTACCAGCATACTTGTAAATGGTTGCCTTGCAGTTGTAATGAATGCTCCATGCGGCTTCAATATTCGCTTAATCTCACGCCACATTGGTTCAAATGGAATAATGATATCCCATTTGCATGCTGTTGCACCATAAGGCAAATCTGTTATGATTGCATCAACACTTGCAACTGCAAGTGTTGGCATCACATCTAAACAATCACCCTCATACAAGACTACGTTTGACATTTCCATCAAAATGGTGGCTCTTCCTCATAACCAAGATGATCTACTTTGGCCTTTGCTTTGCGAGTGCGATGCTCATCCAGTTTGGCCTTGGCATCATGGTCTTCTTGCCCAAGCAAATCATTTTGCACTTCTACTACAGCCTTTTTCCCATGCACGCGAAGCATGTCCAGTTTGGCCTTGACGTCCCTGATCAACATGCCAGTCTGCTCAGCCTCCGCACGAAGATGGGCACCCAAACTGATGAGCATCTGCGCACGTTGTGCCATGGTTTGCTCAAGTGCACGCATTATCAAATGCTGCATATGCACTTCCAACTCATATTGGACAACATTGCGATATCCCTCTCGCATCTCAATCTCGGCAGCAACTTTGGCTTCAGTGAATTTCTCACCACCAGACGCCAAGTCACGACGCACTTCCTGGTCTGTTTGTGCTCTCTTGTTCTCCAACTCACGTTTACCTGTGAGCCAACAAGCCTCTGCCCTGGCTGCCAACATTGCTATGTAGGCATACATACTTGGCTGTTCTGAGAACTCTGCTGAGAGATTGTCCTGGATTGGGATGATGGTATCCAAATCCAACTCAACTTCACCATCTCCAACATCAATGTCTATAGTTCCAAGTTCGATTTTCATTCCTGCACCTCATATTCCTCCAAAGATCCATAGTGACTGCCAAACTCAAGATCAACCTTGAGAGGCACTGTGAACCAACTGAAGTCAATGTCCAGCATGTAGTTTGGTCCATATAAATTTGGCAGATTTTCCATTGTCTCCTTTGCCAACCATGCCAAGTCATCCAATTCACCTGGATACACATCGAATAACAAACTGTCATGTACAGTGTTGACCATCAATGATTTGAATTCATTAGCAGCCATCTGTTGGCTAATGATAATCAAGGCACACAACAATATATCACTGGCAGCGCTTTGTATTGGCATATTGATGGCTGCACGCTCGTCTCCGTTACGCTTGACTTCATCGCTATCATTGATGTGTGGAAGATATCGTCTACGTCCAAATGGAGATTCTACATATCCATGTTCTTTCACGAACGCTATAGTATCTTCACGATATTCCAAGACTTCTGGAAACAACTCATAGTACCTGGCAACCATACGTTGTGCATCATTTTCATCAATACCATACAGCCTATGCAATGTATGCCAAGAACCACCATACAACAGCGTCCAGTTGGTCCATTTGGCTCTGTATCGCATAGGTTTCCACTGCTCAGGAGTGAAGTCATCACGCTTGACATTGAACAAATACTCAGTCACAACAGAGTGCAGATCAATGCCTTGCGCAAAGATATCCGCCATGCCTTTGCAATGGCTGACTGATGCCATCGTGCGCAACTCCATACCAGAATAGTCCACTGCCAATAGACATCCACCTTCCCAAGTGTGGGTGAAAATGTTCTTCACTGGCAGATCAGCCAACAACGTACCAGGTTCCTTCTCTGGAGTTGGAATATTCTGCATGTTTGGCTCTTTGGACGACAGTCGGCCTGTCTCAGTGCCATGCAACAGGTATGTCGCATGTACACGCCCATCTACACCAGGCCACCTATCCCTAGCAGGCACCAGATAGGTGGACAGCATCTTGCCAAGCAACTTATAGTATCTGTATGCCTTGAGGAATGGTACATCGCTTTGATAATCTGACAAAACGCTCCAACTGGTGGATGGTTGCCCAGTGTTGGTCAATCCACCCGGCTCCAACCCATAATACTTGGAGCCAAATAGAATCTCACGCATTTGTACAGGAGAGTTGGGATTGAATGAGAATTTGGGATTGGACTTTGCCTTGCGTTTGGAATATGCCACAACATGCTTGTCCTGCAACATTGAGTAGAGTTGATCCTGCTGCGTCTTGTGGTAGATTTGACAATATCTGCCTACAATGTGTTGATCAAGTTTGACACCATTTGCCTCAATAGTTTCCAAGGCAACATTGGCTGGCATTATCATTTGCGTGTACAATGCTCGTTGTTGATCATTTAGATCAACATACAATCGTTTGTGCAATTCCCAAGTTGCAACTGCATCCAATTGGGCATACTTGGCCAGGATTTCCATTGGCACCAATCTCAAGTTACCGCCTCTGGAAGGATCTGCCTCCTTGTGATCCTTCAAATATGCTTCCATATCAGAGGCATAATCATACATCCCCAAATAACGTCCAGCCAAAGGTTTGAGTCCGTGACGACCAGGCACTGGATCAAGAATGTATGACAACAGCATACTATCACCAGTTGTCCCACAAATGCTAATGCCAAGATTTCCACCAACAATCAACGTGTCAAACTTGATGTTGTGCCCAATCTTAAGTATCTTAGGATCTTCCAATATGCGTTTGCAATATTGCAGTGTAGCATAATTATTGTCAATAGGAACCGCCCAAGCCATCTTAGGATTGTCTATTGCAAAAGACATCAACACAACTTCATCGCCAAATTGTAATCCATTGTCCTCAGTGTCCCAAGAGCACATTCCTGTAGCAGCAATGGCATTGTACATCATCTCGGCATCTCGTGCGGTTTGGACTATCTCCAACTTGTAGCCAACATCTGCACGTGCAACATTATCATTACCATCCAAATATTCAGCAATCTTGTCAAAGTCATCTATCCATTCTTTGATGGCTTGCTGATTGCGTAGAATGTATGCCGGGTGGAATGTTGGCACGATCGTCATGCCATCACGCTGTATGAATGTGCCACGCCAATTGGTGATGCCTGTCTCACCAAGCACCGCTTTGAGTGGAACATTTCCAAGCAGCACCACCACGCGTGGCTTGTAATGTTCCAACTCATCCATCAACGTGGATAAACAATACTGAATTTGGCGATTGGTTGGAGTCTTGTTCTCAGGGGGACGACAGTGCACCACATTGGTGTACACATGGTTATATCCTTTGAGTCCTGCATCGTCAACTGCATCACGCAACAGTTGACCAGACCTGCCAACGAATGGCACACCAACAGTATCCTCTTCGCTGTTGTGCACAAATATTCCATGTGCTGCAAAATTGTGGTATGTATCAACTTCTATATCATATACATCTTCTATACCAACACAAACAATGGAAACTATTTTATGATTGTCAACTGGAAATGGCTCATTAGGAAACTTTCCTTTGAATCTTCTCACTAACCAACTATGTGACAAATTGTGTACCTTTTGTACTCCAAGCAAATATTTGTAGTAAAATCCTGGCTCAGTAAACCGTTTCTTGACCGTTGCTTGAATCTTGCCTCTGCATGCTTCTATCTGTTGCAATCGTTCAGCATACACTTTTGGATTACTCAAAACTTCTTTCATTATCTCACTATGTCGTTTTCTGTATGCATCAGATTGCACAACAGCCTTGTGCTTCGCTATGGCATCAGGACTGAGCATACTACCATCCTCACGCATATGTAATGCCGCATGACTGCTTATAGTATGCAACTCCAAATTATCCCAACTATCATTTAATGTATTTCTGTCTATATGATGACAATTTTCTTTGTTGGTCATAGGTCTTCCAACCTTATTCCCCAACAGAAATCTGGCCTCCAAAAGCATAGATTTGGCAGATATCCCTATGTAAGAATAGCCAACATTGCTTCTATGGAATGGTTGCAAACTGGCACCCACACACAAACCATCATCTATAGAAACATAACATACATTGCCATAGTCCAAACCTTTGAATGGATCATGCTTTAGTTTGGGTTTTAATAGAAATTTATGGTTGGATGTTACAGTTATGGAATCTTCCACATACACCAAATCATCGCCATTTGGATATTTCCATTCATAGGTTACTGTATATACTTTCTTTTTGCCAGTCTTCCAAACCCTGGCAACCTTTCCCAACACCATCCCATTAGTTTCCAAATCGTAGGAATACACATAAAAATCATTCTTGCCAACAAGATCAACAATTGGAATCCCATTTGGATACTTTGACTTATCTCTATATGCAACTTCGATCAGAGTATTTCCAACCACACACCCTGGTGCTTCTCCAATATACATGATGTCACAAGCACCTGGGACGGAACCAGGCACCTCATCTGGCATCATCCTTGGGTGCTGACAAGATTCACTCAGGCCACAGGCCATACAACCAAGATTATCATTCACCTTTGGTTTCCTTCAGATACAGTAACCCAAGCATGGCATACCCAATGGCATCTATCAAAGTGTCTTGCAATGCCTCACCTGGCACCAATGCTTCACGACCGTCTGCAAGATTATCAATCCTATACAGTTTGTCTGCCAGTCGCACCAGGACACCGTGAACGCATTGTTGCTGCCAGGCATCTCCATAATCCGCATTCTTTTGCATAACCAAAGCAATGACTTGATTTGCTATGACGTGCAACTTTTCCTTGCTGACTTGTGCTTTTGGCATTATTACTAATCGTCTCCCATTGGCAACCCACCAACATAGATGCCACCATCACCCTCTGCACCCTCATATGATGGTTCCGCATCTTCTACTTCTACTTCTACTTCCACATCGTCAGTATCATCACCAGGAATATACATTATCAATCACCTCCCTATACATATACTTAACCGGTCAGTGTTCTGCTGATCCTATGTGATCAACCACTGCAACTACACGATCAAGCCAATACACGCTCGCACCAAATCCAAACACATTGTTGATGAATGCAAAGTCACCAAATCCTCTGTTGACTTCCATTCCAAACAACCACACATATGACAACCAAACACCCTTCTGTACCACAAAGTTTGGTGTGCCAACATCACCGTGGAATGGATCTTGTTCCCACCGTGTAGGAAGCACATCGTGGAATATTGCATCACGACGGAACTTTACCATTATGACTTCAGGATGGTGATTCTGTGCAACAACTTCCTTCAGGCTTGCCACGAACTCCTTGTCAATCAAATAATCATCATCATCCAAAACATAGACATATCGTCCATTGATGCTGCCATTGGCTTCCTTGAGATTGACGTCCGCACGCAACATGTCCCACTTGGGATTTTCATCCAACAGAATGAGTTGTTCATAATCTTGATCTGTTTGTGCCTTCCAAGATGCAACGTTGCGCTCGAGCCACTGCTCACGTCCAGGCATTGTACGGGTTATGACTGTCAAGAGTGGCATGCTTCCTCCAACCACTGCTTTGTCAATTTCTTTGTGGCATCATGTACCCAACGCATATTGGCTTCCCCATCTGCCAAGGCAAGATTATCATGTGTGGCATTGCAAAACCAATTGCGCCAAGGATGATCTTGATGTATTTGGAATATGATATCACTGCAATCCAACAGTTCTGCACCATGATCCAAGGCATACTTCATACGCCAACCATCCCAATGCCCTTTGCCAATGGAAAAGTCAGGGATGTCATTGCCAAACAAACCTTTGCGAAACACGAAATAGTCTGATCCAGATCCCATCCCTTTTGTATAGAACTGTCCCCATTTGTGCAAATGATCAATCAAATCTGCTTCCCACTTTGGATCATCGAATGGTATCATATGCGTCATGTAATCAGATTTGCGATATCCGCACATCATGAAATTATCAAACTCTGCAGCCACTGCTTGAACAACCACTGGAAAATCTCGTATCAATATGACGTCCGTATCAACATATGCAATCACATCATTGGGAGAACTTGCTTGTCCAAGTTCTAATATGTTGGCGATGCTTGGCACACCATACTTTGTCATTCTAACGGCTGGTATATGAATCAAACCATGCTCTTTGGCAAACTCAGCAACCCCTGTCTCATTACACATCACAATGATATCAGGCCTTGGACGAAGCAATGTCCAACTCATAATGGCATTGCGTTGTGTAATGGCATCATTCCCCTCAAATGCCAAGGGCACTGTCATGATTGTAAAATTAACTTTGTTGCCCACGTATGCTCCTCAATAGATCAGATGCGGATTTGATGATGTCGTCCTTCTTGCGTTTCTTCAGTGGTCTGGCAGGAATACCACCATACACCATCCAAGGCTCATATTCTTGCTCTGTTACCAATGTCATGGCTCCTGTAGCCATACCTTCAGGCAAGACTGCCCCAGGCAACACCACTGTTTGTGCACCAAGCAAAACAAAATTATCAATCACAATGTCCTTGCTGATTGACTTTCCTTTGAACTCACTTGGGATGCATGGGCCAGCCAACCCACCATTGACATAATCTTCACATGCAGATATGATCTGGCATCCTGGCCCAATATTAACAAAATCACCAATGAAAATCTTGCTGCCACCACCCAGCAATGTGCAATTCGCAGATATCCCAGAGAATATGCCCATGTCCAAAGCACAGGAGATGTAGGTAAAGTCATCAATGATGCTATGGTCACCAATTCTGCACAACTTTGGGTATCTGATACGCACAGCCACACCAATTATGGTGGATACACCAAGACTTGCCAAATCAGTAAAGTCAATGTACATATTGCCAGTTCTCATCTTAGTTTTCCTCTACATATACTTAACCGTCATAGCACTACGGTTGCATCTCGCACCCAAGCCAATTGATCTATTCCACCAGACAATGCCAAATTGTACCAACCTTTTCCGCCCGTAACCCACTTGCGGTATGCATGATTTTGATGGATTGCATAGATGACTGCCGATGCATCAATCAATTCTGCACCCTTTCTCAATGCATGTCCCATCTTCCATCCATCCCAATATGGCCAACCGACTGAAAATGGAGGCATCTCATCAGGAGCAAACAACCATTTCCTGAACACAAAACAATCAGATCCAGCACCAGTGGCAGCATCGAATGTTCCACCCTTGGAACAATGATAATCCTTAATTTTAACACACCAATTTGGATCATCAAAATCTATGTACAATCCGTATGTCATATATTTTCTGTACACAACAACCAAGAATGACTCATACACCATTGCCATAGTATCAATCACATCAACAAATCCTGGAAGCAATATGCAGTCAGTGTCTAAATATGCTACAATGTCATTCTTAGCAACATATTGCCCTTTCTGAAAGATGTCCGCAGTTGACATCAACCCTACATCATTCAACGCTACATCTGGAATGTGCAACAAATCGTATTTCTCAGCAAACTCCTTCACACCTGAATCATCACCAAAAAGAATGACTTCAGGCTTTTCCTCCAAATGTAACCAACTTTGAATGGCATTGTATTGACTGCAAGCATCCATATCTTTGAATGGTAATGGAACTGTCAGAATTGTGATACCCACCAATCTTCCCTCCCAACTTTCTCAAACCTAGTGTATCCAAGTCCAAACAAAAATATCTTAACAGCATCAATGTGATATGACCGTTCTGCAACTGTGCTATGCTCAAATACAATTTCCGGATGATATCGCACCAAAATACTTTTTGCACCTTGCAACACGTGATAGTCATATCCATTAGCATCAGTCTTTATGAAATCAACATTGGTTTCCACCACAGTGTCCATACTATGGGCAATCGTATGCATGACATTATAATCATGAAATTTGGTTGGCTCGCATACAGTCACAAACCCATGTTGTGTTCTATCAACTGGAATTTTCAATGTGATGGCTGCCATATTCTGTGCCAATACTATATTATACACCGCAACTTTGTTTGACAATCCATTCAATATAATATTGGACATCAACAATTCACAAGAATATGGATTTGGCTCAAATGCATATACATGCTTCACATTAGGAAGCCTTGCCAGCAATGTAAACGATCCTGTACCAGCCCCGACATCCACCATGATGGCATCCTTCATGGTTGCCAACCTGCTATGTACAAACTTTATCAAATCTTGATCATATGCATTTGCAACGCCATCCTCAGATACCATACTCCACAGGAATGATCCACCAACTTCTGGAGTTCTATCATCCAAGTGTACAACGAAGTCATCAAACAGGATGCCTTTCATAGCCATACTCCTCCATTCCAGATCCGCATATGCGATCGAATGCATTTTGTTGATCTAAAGTCCAACTTGCATACAAAGTTGCAGGAGACCTGTCTCCTTTGGTTAGTCTGTTCATATCATACTCTTGCCAAGACACCAACTCTCCATCATCAAGTTGCAACCCAACATTTTCAACCAGCCTCCTCAGTGCACTTATGTCACCAATGAGATCTTCCAACCTATGTACACCAACATACACACCAGGTATAAGATCATTCAACCACTTTGTAACCACAGTGTTTGCTTGCCACATCAAACATATACGTTCCCATTCGCTCCATTCATGCCAGTCCTGGCCAGGCCTGGACAGCATGTCCCAATATCTATGTAGCATATA